GTTGTATATATATACATAATCTGCCCTTTAAAAAATGTAATCTAATTGGGCTATGTTTTTTAGGGTATCCTTATGAGGTGCGTTTTGCACCTTTGGGTCTAAAGTTTGACACACCCTAAAGTGCAATATACACCTTTGGGTATGAAATCGTTATTAGATGGGGTTGAGTGGAGGTATAACCCTACGTGGAGCTTGATGGAGGACGGGGAAGGTATATGGGGAGATGATCGTTTAAGTCTCAAGGCTAAGGGCATATGGGCGTATATGAAGTCAAAGCCAGCTACCTGGGACTTCAGTGCTAAGAGGATAGCGGTGGATAGCAAGGAGGAGACTAAGAGTGTGCAACGGGGTATGAGAGAATTAGAGAGTTGTGGTTATTTGAGTAAAAGGAAGTTGGGTAACGGTAGGGTACAATACAGGTTGGCAGAGGAGTCATATATAGGTGCAGAGCCTAAAATAGATAGGAGTAGTTTGGAGGATAGATATGGGGACAGATATGGATAGTGAAGAGACGAGCATAGAATTAAAGGATAGGATGAGGGATGCGCTTGCCCCTATGCTTGCTATGGAGCAGGAGAGGACGGCAAAGAATAGTCTGGCTAACAATAACCCTCAGAGATGGCTTGCTGCGGCTTCTATGTTCTTAGCCGGCTCTAGTATGCACGATGTAAAGAAGGAGTTGGATATGCACCATTACATAGCCAGGCGTATCAATGGGATAGTGAAGACCTGTGACGAGGCTAGGGTGTTTAGGCAGGAGAGGGCTATGCAACTAGCCTCTACGATAGATGAGATTAGTAGCATAGGGGAGAAGATTGCCTCTAGTTACCTAGACGGCTCTGCTGAGGCAGAGGAGAAGATAAAGAAGGCAGAGACTAAGGATTTGGCTAACCTAGCGGTAGCGCAGGAGAAACTGCACAGAACCTTTGATAATGTGACGGGTAACAATGTTCAGAAGATAGAGGTAAGGCATATAACCACCCCAGAGGAGGCCATGAGCCTCATAGATTCGCTGCCAGAGGCAGAGGTAATAGATGTAGGAGAAGATGGCTAAGTCACTGATAGATGAAAGCTATGATCCCATCTACGATCAGATTCGTGGGATACTGGGAGAGCATTTCGAGAACTACTGCTTCATCGTGATGGATGAGAAGGGTGAACTATTTTATGACTACAATCATTTGCCAGCAGGAAGAATGCTTTTGCATGAGATGCAACTAGAGATCGGTGACGACAATATAGAGATTGAGTGGGAGTTTGAAAGCGACCCAGATGATCCTGAAGATGATGCAGTGGACTAAGCACCCAACGATACCTACGCCTGACAAGAGGCGACTCAAGGCTCTCTTAGACTCAAAGGGGGCGCAAGCCGTCTATGACGTATGGAAGGCACGTGAAGATGCTATCAAGCTTACCATAGATGATCCCTTGCGTCACGGGGTGAACCTAGTTAGTTGGGATAGGATTAGGTGGGCTTTGTCTCAGTATAACGAGGTTTTGGTTCTTGGTGGTAACCGTGGTGCTAAGACTACAGGTATGGCTAAGATATTTATGGAGTCCATTACCAAGCACATGGATGGACACGTAGTATTGTTCTCACAGAACGCTGACACATCCGTGAAGGTTCAACAGGCTGCCATATGGGAGTTTATGCCCAAGGAGTTCAAACGCAAGACTAAGGGCATTGAGGGATACATTAACTACTCTATGCAGAATGGTTTTACCGGGCAGTCGTTTATTTTCCCAGATACTAGGACTCGCGTAGACTTCAAGACCTACACGCAGTTTAGTAATAACCATACCATCTTGGAGGGCTTTGAGTTTGGGTTTCCCAATTTAGGCAATCACCCAGAGAATGTGGGTATTGGCAACGATGAGTATCTAGGGGACTCTACGCTAATCAACACACAGCGTTTCCGTCTGGCTACCAGGGACTCTAGGCTAGTCACAGGGTTTACCCCTATCGATGGCTACACAGAACTCATTGCTGACTACCTAAGAGATGCAGAGATTCTGGAGACTAAACACGCAGAGTTGTTAGATGAACCTGTGCCTGTAAAGCAGTATAGTGTCAACAGGGATGCTGGCATTGTCTATCTACATACAAGTGAGAACCCTTTCGGTGGCTATGATCGGATAGCCAAGGACCTGCAGGGCAGACCAAGGGAGGAGATACTGACCCGTGCGTATGGAGTGCCAGTTAAGTCGATGACTACGCTCTTCCCATACTTCAATACCAATGTCCACGTAACCAACGAGATGCCTGAGATTAGGCAGGACACACACACGGTGTATCAGATTGTTGACCCTGCGGGTGCTAGGAACTATGTGGCTATATGGGCTGCTGTGGACAAGAATGGTTTTATTACCATACTGCGTGAGTGGCCAGACAGGGACAGTTACGGAGAGTGGGCATTGTCCGGTGATCCCAAGTGGAGGTTTGGTCCAGCAGCCAAGAAACTAGGTTATGATGTCCAGGCTTACATAGATGAGTTCTTGGACATAGAAAGTGATCTGGGAGTAGAGGTGTATGAGCGCATAGGTGACTCCCGCTTCTTTGCTAGAGAAAACGAGAACAACACAGACCTGTTTGAGAGCTTTGCAGTTAGGGGTATGTATTTCATTCCATCTAGCGGATCAGACATTGAAACAGGACTATCTGGGCTAGACGAATGGATGCGATACAACCCGGATGCAGAGATAGACGATGCCAACAGACCCATCTTGAAGATACACTCATCGTGCGGTAATTTAATACAGAGTTTAATTAACTGGGGACACAGAGGAAAGGTAGACGAACCATTGAAGGACTGGATTGACCTTCTACGTTATTTACGGATGATAAATGACGGATATGGACCAGACTACGTTTCTGATGCCTCAATGACAACAACAAGAAGATCAGAAGGAGGGTATTGATGCCTAAAAAGAAACTAGTGAAAATAGCAGAGGAACAAGAGGTAGACTTTGATGAGGCTATGCGTATAGCTGTAGAAAAGCTTCCAGAGGGTTCATTGACAGGAAGAGGTAGAAACACTTGGGTAACCGAGGAAGGTACAGCCATCCTTGAGGACTCATTTATGATAGAGGAGATCATACCTAAGCATTACTCAGGTATAGTTTTATGTGAATGTCCTAACCCTAAGTTTAATTATGTTTATAACAAAGAGATAGGCTTGAAAGTGCCTATGCTAATTCCACGCAAGTGGCAAGGTAAGCTAATTAAAAAACAAGTAACCTTTGAAGCAATTGAAGATGTCAATGGAACAAGCTACAGATATGTCAGAAAAGGAGTGTGATATCACTCTCAACCGCGAGTGGTGCAAAGAACAAGTAGACAGATTGTGTGCTTGGGAGATACTTCGTAGATACGTTTTACATGAAACATCTGTAGCTATGACAAATGAAGAGCTATGTGATACAATAGGCGTATCATCGACCCATGTTATACGGTTATTAAAATCCGTGCAAAAAAGATTAATCTCAAATAATGATAACTGATAATGTTTCTGAGTCCCTGACTTACCTGCAGGATGAGCCAGATATTAACACTTTACGCCTAGCATACGACCAAACAGTTGTAGAACTAGAAGCATACTTCGACCTCTGCCGTACATCTTACGATGACCGCAGAAACTTCTGGCCCGGCAAAAGCCGTGACCACCGTAAGCACGGAGCAGATGCCTTCCCTTGGGAGGGTGCAAGCGACATGGAGTGCCATCTTATCGATGAGAGAATCACTCGACTAGTATCTTTATTCATGGCATCCTTGAATCGTGCCAACGTCAGAGCATTCCCCGTAGAAAGCGGAGATATTGCTCGTAGCCGCATAGTTTCTGGATTTTTAAAATGGATGGTATCCTCTGGATACATACCTAGGTTCCACAGGGAAATGGAACTAGGTGCTAATTACTTGCTTGAGCGAGGCATACTGATTACCTATATAGGCTGGCAGAGAGAGGATAGACGTATTCTCCAGCAGTTGGACCTTAATCAGATTGCACAAGTCAGCCCCAATGTAGCTACGGCTATACAGGAAGGAAAGGACGATGACGAACTGACTGCCTTGCTTCAAGCAACCTTTGAAGGAACAACCAAGAAACGGGCAAAGAAGGCTTTGCGTGATCTACGAAAGACTGGAGTAGCAGAACTACCCATTGTTCGCAGACAGGTCAATGCCCCTGATGTTAAAACACTTGCCCCTGATGGTGACTTCTTTTTCCCTCCGTATGTCACCGATCCACAGCGAGCACCCTACTGCTTCTGGAAAACTTACTACACCCCACAAGAACTAGAGAACAAGGTAGTCACAGACGGATGGGACGAAGACTTCGTAGATTACATCATATCTAAGTATAGGGGTGTAAACATTGACTCTATCGAGCGCGAACAAGAAGGTCGTCGCAGCCTAAGCCTAACAGACAATGCTTACGAGGCTGATGAACTAGTTGAAATCTGCTATGCCTACCAACGTCTAATTGACCAAGAAGATGGCGCAGAAGGCATCTATTGCACAGTATTTCACAAGGAGTTCAGCGGTAACGAGCAAGTGCCGGGCTATGCCAAGTTTGAACTCCTCAATGGCTACGAAGACTACCCAGTGGTAGTTACAAAGCTATCTGAGGATAGCAAACGACTATACGACACAACAACTATCCCATCCGTTCTTCGCGGCATACAAAACCAAGTGAAGGTTGAGCGCGACTCAAGGGTAGACAGAAACAGTTTGGCAACCCTGCCTCCAATTCTGCACCCAGTAGGGCAAGCTCCCAACGATTGGGGTCCAGGTAGATTGATACCATATCGTCGTAAGGGTGATCTAGACTTTGCTCCAACGCCTCCACCGCCTACTGGATCAATAGAGATGGAAGACACGCTGCTGACCTTAGCAGACAAATTAGTTGGACTAGACGAGGGTGCTCAGATTAGTCAGATACGCAAGCAGTTCCTAGTAGACAAGTTCCTTAGCCACACCGCCGAGGTAATCAAGATGGCTTACAAGTGTTTCCAACGCTTTGGACCAGATGAAGTCTTTTTCCGTGTAACTGGTGTGCCAGACCCACAAGTCTTTGACAAGGGCAACCCAGATGAAAACTTTGACATACTTATTAACTTTGATGTGCAGAACACAGACCCAGAAACTGTAGAGAAGAAACTACAGCAGTTTGTAGCACTCAACCAGTTAAACGCCAACAACCGTCTAAACGTAGATAATCTACTAGATGTGGCTGCTGCAAGCATCGATCCTGTCATGGCTGATGCTGTTCTACAGCCAGTTGAAACTGCACAACAACAAATCGTTGAGCAAGTTACAGATGACTTGGCTAAAATCTTTGCAGGTATTGAGATGCCGGCTAGACCTGCTGGAGCACAAATTGCACTACAGGTTATACAGCAATACACTCAACAGCCTGATGTTGCACAAAGGATTCAGTCTGATCAAGCATTTGCTGCTAGACTCCAGAAGTATAATGGTCAATATACGTTCCAAGTACAGCAAGCACAGAATGCACAGATTGGTAGAGTTGGAACAGCCCCTGCACAAATGGGCGATATACAAACGCAGAATATGCAGTAAGGCATATATGCTTGTATGATTAAAAAAAATATAATTTTTCCTACGTTAATTTTGCTTACTGCATTATCTGTTTATTTGATAGATAAAGATATCAGTAAATGTTTTGAAACAATTGAAGCACAACAGGCAAAGATTGATAATCTTGAAAAACAGCTTGTTTATCATGACATGAGACTTAGCGGTCAAATGGACACCCTTATGGTGCATCGTTCCCGGCTGGAGCAAATAAAAAATTTTTTAGAAAATATGAATTTGAACTACGCCTCCAAGAAATAACTTATATTATGGCAGACAACATGACACCCCAGCAGTTTGGGAATCAACGAGTAAAGGATCAAAGAGCTAAAAGTTACTTTGATATGTTTGTTCTAAATGAAGGGAACAAGCCTAAGGTTTACAAGGATAGCAAGGGTAATCGCACCATAGGGATTGGATTCAACCTTGAAGATGCGTCTAATCGCAAGTTCCTTAAAAGCGAAGGTATCAACATCAACGAGTTGTTTGCTGGCAGAGAGTTGACCGACAAGGAAACAAAGACCCTTTACAACCGCAGTCTAACGCAAGCATTTAAGGATGCTCAGTCCTATGATCCCAACTTTGCCAAAAGACCGGAAGCCGTAAAGATGACTTTGGTCGATATGGCATTTAACCTTGGCTTGACAAAACTAAATAAGTTTGTAGAAATGAAGAAGGGTCTTATGAATAATGATTACAATATGGCCGCAGATGAAATGGTTGATAGCAACTGGTACAAACAAGTTAAGTCCAGGGGACCTAGAATGGTCCAAGTAATGCGTTCCGCAGTTAGATAATGCAAATACAAGACGATATTAAAACGCTTCATAACTACGAAGCATTCGCTAGATTTATTAAGATGATCCACGAGCTTCGTGAAGAGACTATTGAAGAGTTACACGAAGCATCTGTAGATGGAATACAACAAGTTTCTGGTCGCATTATTACCTATGACCAAATACTCCAGTTAGTAAACTGGAATGAACTATCCAAGAAACATTTAGATAGAATGTAAGCACTGTGTTATAATGCGACTATCGCCATCGCTCGGCGTTAATGAGTGGATCAATTATGACAGAAGAAATAGCAACTGCTGACGCTGAGGCAGGTAAAATATCAGTGGACAAATCAAATATATCCGTCACGGATTTCGCACAGCGACGAATTGGTGAGCTTACTCCAGGGACTGAACAGCCCAAGGAAGAAGAACCCCAAGAAGCCCCTGAGCAGGAGAACGAGGAGGTAGAAGAAGTATCAGAGGTAGAAGAGCAATCTGAAGCCGAAGAGACTGAAGAAGCCGCCGAGGAATCCCAAGAATCCGAAGATGTTCTTTCACAGTTGGACTTGGACGATATGTCCGAGGAGGATTTGCGCGAACTAGCAGACAAGCTAGGTAGCCGTGCTGTAGCTCGATTCGGTGAATTGACTGCAAAACGCAAGGCTGCCGAAGAAAAGCTTACTCAGTTAGAGGCACAACTCAAAGAGAAGCCAAACCCATTAGAAGCGAAAAAGGTAGAAAACAACCCATACGGGAATCTAGATACTATAGATAAATTACAAGAGAAATCCGCTGAGGTTGACCAAGTAGTTGAATGGGCTGAAGACTTAATCTTTGAAAGTGATGGCTACGGCGCAGATGATATAGTAACCACAGTTGAGGGTAAGGATTGGACAAAGAAGGATGTTCGACAGGCTTTATTAAAAGCCCGGAAGGCACAGAAAACTTTTCTTCCTGCCCAACTAAAACAAGTTCAGGCCCAAGAACAGGGAGAAAAGCTCACAGAGCAATTCAACCAGCAAGCCAAAAAAGAACTAGATTGGTTGGATGGGAACGACAATGACTTACGCAAACAATTTGAGGCTACTGTAGGTGATGATAGATTCAAGAAGTTAAAAACTGTCTTGAAACGTGAAGCACCAGATGTTGCTGCTCAGTTGGACTATTGGTTCGCCCATGCTACAAATAGCATATATGGACGCAAACCAGTGGCTCAAACCAAGAAGGCTCCTACGCTCAATCCTCCAAGAACAGGTAATCCAGCCTCTGCCCAATCCGAGAAAGGAATGGGAAGAACTGCCAAGGCTCTAAAAGAATTAGAAGCCAGGTTCAAAGAGACGGGTAATGCAAAAGACTTTGCTGCTCTTCGAAGACTCAAAATGAGCACTAGCTCATAAAAACAATAACTCATTATAATCATTAATTACAATGTCATTCTCAAATACATTCGATACTACTAATACAGGATCTGGTGTTTCTAACCGCGAAGACTTGACTGATGTCTTGACTATCCTCGCTCCAGAAGAAACTCCTATCCTTTCGTCTGCTAACAAAGAACGTGCTACTGCAACTAACGTTGAGTGGACCGTTGACAGCCTTTCTGCTCCCAGCACTGCTGGTATCTCTGAAGGTGCTGATGTTACTGCATTCACTGATCAATTCGCTGGCCGTGCTCGCCTCGGCAATCGTGTTCAAAAGTTCCGTCGTGACTACATGGTATCCGATCTGCAAGAAGCAGTCGATTCCGTTGGTCCCGCTAAGATCGCTCAGGCTGAAGCCAAGGCTATCCGCGAACTAAAACGCGACGTTGAAGCAACTATTGCTGGAACTCAAGACTCATCTACCGAAGACGGTGCTGGCACAGCTAACGCCCTTCGTGGTCTTGGTGACTGGCTTGACGGTGCTGCTGGTGGCGTTCCCGCTGCCTTCCAGACACCTGCTGACAGCATATACACAACAACTGAAGCTAATGCTACTGCGTTTAGCGAATCAGCCCTTAACGGCATCATCAGTTCTATCTTCCGCGTAACTGGTTCAGCAAGCAATCTTATGCTTGTTGCTGACACTGGTCTACGTCAAGTTATTGCTGACTTCGCTCGTGTTTCTTCTGGCTCTGACAATGTTCGTAGTGTTAACTACGACGGCGGTAGCGGTAGCATCAAGCTATCGGTTGACCTCTATGAGTCCGATCACGGTGTTGTCTCCATTGTTAACCAAAATCCTGACTGTGCGCCTAACTTTGGCGGTAACACAACTACTGGTTCTGGTTACATCGTAAACCCAGAATACTACGGTATTCACGAGCTTATCCCAATGGGATCAACTCGCCTTCCAAATCTTGGCGGCGGTGAGCGTGGATTCGTTGACTGTGCATTGACTCTCGGAGTGTACCATCCTGGCGCACACGGTGT